GTCACTGCGATAGACGAAACCTACTGCACACAAGGCATCAAATGCCTCGACCACTACCGCAAGGCTTGGAATGAGCGCCGCGCGGACTGGTCATCAGAACCATTGCACGATTGGTCATCGCACGGGGCAGACGCTCTGATGACCGGGGCGTGTGGCTACCGGCCAGCGTACGTTGACCCGGTGAAAGATAGATATGGCAAGCGCAATTCACGCAGATCGGCATGGGCAGCTTGATGGACGATAACAATGATGAAATCGACCACGCCAAAGCCCTTGCCACGATTAAGAACGATGAAGAACTGATAAAGACGCTCGGTAAGTGGGAAAGCCAGTCTAAGCAGCACTGGGGGCAGTGGCGCAAAGACTCGGTCGAGTCCTATGCGTTCGTATCTGGTGAGCAATGGACATCATCTGACAAGGCCATTCTGCTGGATGAAGGCCGTGTGCCGATCGTGTTTAACCGCGTGGACCCAATGATTAGCGCTGTGCTCGGTGCTGAGATTTTGAACCGCCAAGAGGTAACGTATTTACCCCGTGAGATCGGCGATGTTCGCACGAATGAGATCTTCAACAACGCGGCGCAATGGGTTCGCGATGAGAGCGATGCAGCCGACGAAGAGAGTGACGCATTTCTTGATTGCATCATCACAGGTTTAGGCTGGACCGAGACCCGGATGGATTACGAAGAAGACCCGGAAGGCATGATTGCTATTGGTCGGGTCACTCCGCTGCAGATGTATGCTGACCCATCGGCAACAAAGCGCGGGCTGAAAGATCGCCGATATCATTGGCGCGGTCGGATGCTCGATCGTTTGGACGTCAAAGCGCTCACAACGGAGCAGAAGTTTGACCAGGTGATCAACGCTGGGTCTGACGATGGCGATGACAGCAACACGGCTGACTCTGTAACCAGTGCCGGCGATGACTACGCTGAAGGCCCGGACGAAGGCGGCGAAACAGATACACGTGGACAGATCTGGGTGCGTCACTTCCAATGGTACGATCTGGTTGACGGTCATATGATCGTTGATGAGCAGAGCGGCGAGAAAAAGACGCTCAAAACCGAAGAATACAAGGAAATCGTTCAACAATACCTTGAGCAAGGCATGCGACCGCCGCCATCTGCCAAGGTCAAGCGCCGGCAATACATGGAAGCGTTCATGGCCGGCAAGGTGCTGCTGAACAAGCGCGAAATTCCCGGCTTTACGATGCATTGCATGACCGGCAAGCGCGATGAAAAAGCTGGCACTTGGTACGGCCTGGTCCGTGCGATGCGCGATCCGCAGATGTGGGCTAACAAGTGGTTCAGCCAGATCATGCACATTCTGAATTCATCGGCCAAGGGTGGTCTGATGTATGAGGATGGCGCAGTTGAGAACGAACGACAGCTCAAAGACGAATGGGCGCGTCCGGACGGCGCTATCAAGTTGAGCGCGGGGGCTCTGTCTCAGGGTAAAATTCAAGAGCGTAAAGCGGCGAACTATCCGCAGGGCCTCGATCGTCTGATGCAATTCTCGTTTGACGCCATGCCTCAAGTATCCGGCATCAACATGGAAATGATGGGCTTGGTCGGTAAGGATCAGCCCGGCGTATTGGAAGCGCACCGCAAGCAAGCTGGTTATGCGATCTTGGCTCAGTTCTTTGACGCTCTGAAGCTGTACCGCAAACGCCAAGGTCGAACACTGCTGACCTTCATTCAAGAATACATCAGTGATGGCCGCTTGATCCGTATCACAGGCGAAAACGGGGCTGAACAGTACATCCCGTTGATACGCAACAGCGAGACAATGAAATACGACGTGATCGTTGATGATGCCCCAATGAGCGCGAACCAGAAACAAATGGTTTGGTCGATGGTTATGCAGATGATGCCGATGCTTAAAGATGCGCCGCTACCAGGTGATGTCTGGGCAGACCTCATCAAATATAGCCCACTGCCATCAGCGCTATCGAGCAAGATCGGCAAGGCAATTTCAGACAGCGGAAACCAAGAGCCTGATCCAGAAGAGCAGAAAGCAACTCAAATCGAATTCGCGAAGGGTGAGGCTGAAGCTGCAAAAGATCAGGCGTCTGCAGCCCGCGACATGGCAGAAGCAGAACAGACACAAGCAGAAACGGCGACGGGCGCATTCTTGCCTGAGCCAAGGTTTGCGGCATGACGAAGCCAGCAGGCATGTTTGGGGTGGCACCAAGGCAGCAGCCGGCAATGTTTGGCGGCGAGCCGATTATGTATGATGCGCCGCAACAAGAGCGGCGCATGCCATTCAGCCCCACGGGGTTCTTGTTGGATGGGGGCGCAACCATGTTCGGCAAGCCATTGATGGGCGCCTATAATGGCTGGCGCCAAGCAATGGGCTACGACCAAGATCCAAATGCAGCGCCGGGATATGTGACGACTGACAGCATACGCAAGACGGGCATGGACATGGCTGAAGGTGCTGTGATGGGTTCAGTGTTTGCGAAGGCGCCGGCTGCGGCTCTGAGGTCTGGCGTGGCAAGGCCAGACGCTGATCCTTTATATCATACCGGAACAACTCTTGCTGGCCAAAGGTTCGACCCGGCAAAGTCTAAGTACGATGGAACCGTCTTCGTTTCGCCCGATGCCGCGCACTCGCAATCATCAGTTCAGGGCACACGATTCAACGCGCCAATAGAGACAACAAAACTTTATCCATCAAGCGATTTAAACTTATTTGACCATGGAAATCCTAAGCATGTAGACCGGGCAATGGATTGGTGGCGGAACAATCGCGGCGGGGAAGTTGATCACTCAGCTCTTCTTGAGGGGCGCAAACCTAATAAAACAACATACGAATACCTAAAGACCGATGAGGGCAAGCAATGGCAGCAAGAGGTTAGATCCAAGATTGAGCGCGGGGAATGGCCAGAATTCGAACCTGTTCGCGCTGGCATGGTTATGAAGACAAGCCCAAAAGACAATATAAATGAATTCTTGCGTGAGAATTTTGATGGATACAAGATGCAGGAAGGCGGAAAACCTACGGTTGGAATTCACCGGCCCAATTCATTATTCCGTGAAGACGGTTCCACCTTCTACGCCAACAACAAGAATGCAGCAGGAGCAGCCGCAGCGCTCGACATGAGCCAAGACGCGCGACTGGCGCGGGCGCGAGAGCAGGGCTTTGATACGGACACGCCTGTCTATCACGGCACAGATAAGGACTTCGCGGCGTTCGACCCAGACAGGTCCTGGGGTGGGCAATATTGGTCAACAACTGACAAGGCGTCCATAGAGGCGGGCGATGTCGGGGCTCAGGGCAACGGCGTCATCAAGAAAATGTTTCAACGTATCAAGAAGCCAGCCGGCTGGAAAGAATACGACCAGATGGGGGTCGATGAGCTGATAGGTAGAGGATACGACGGCCTAGCTCTCCCTGACGGCAAGCATATGACGTATGTCGCCTATGAGCCAAACCAATATAGAGACGTCAACGCCGCCTTCGACCCAGCCAAGATCAACGACCCAAATCTGATGAGTGCCAACCCAGCCACCGGCGCTTTGGTGCCGTTTTTAGATAATCGCGAAAAGAAGGCGGCTGAAGATCCGGCCATAGCGAACTTGCGCGAATATCTGCGCAAATTGTATGCGGCACCGGCCGGCGTCAACGCCAACGATCCAAATCTAACGTAATTCGGAAGCCTTGGCCGGTATCAGGGCAAATCGTCAATCTCACGGAACGGGATAAAATGAGCCAGGAACTTCAAAACAATGACGCAGGACAGCCAGAGCCTACCTCTACAGATGGCGGCGACGCCGGAGAAGCCCAAGCGTGGGAGGCCCTCCAAAGCGAGGTTGGCGGAGATGGCGGCGAGCCAAGCCCCGAACCGACCGAGACCCCAGCCGAACCCGAGCCCCCCATTGCAGCCGACAAGGCGAAGAGCAAGGATAGCAGCGCAGACGGCGAGCCAGAAAGCAAAGGGCCAACCCCAGAGCAGCTAGCCAGCCAGTATCAGGCGGCAATGCGTGAAGAGCGCGTTAAACGCCAAGCGATGGAAAGGCAGCTGGCTGAGATACAGGGCGCAATCACGGAGGCTAGACAGGCACGTGATCAGCCAGCGCCGACAGAAGCGCCAAGCATAGACGACGATCCGATTGCGTACTTCGAACACCAGCAGAGACAGCTAGCTGCACAGCTTGAAGAAACGCAGCAACGTCAGGCCGCCGATACCGAAGCCCGCGAGCAGGCCAACGCTCAAACTCAGTTCATGACTTCCGTACAGACCGCAGAGCAGCAGTTCGCAACGCAGACGCCTGATTATTTCGAAGCGGCTGACCACCTTCGCGGTGTTCGAATGACCCAACTGTCATCAATCTACCCAGATGGCCCGGCCGGTGATTACTATGCCAATCAGAACGGGTATCTGACAGCATCAGACATGAGGAATGCGCACCTTGAACAAGAGGTCGCGATGTACGCAGACACGGCGTTTAAGACAGGGCAAAACCCGGCTGAGGTGTTCTACAACCTCGCTAAGTCTGCAGGATATGCAGTCAAGGCGCCAACACCCGCGCCACAAGAAAAGATTGCCATGGCGCGCGCTGGCATTGAGGCCGCTCAAACGCTGTCAGGTGGCGGTGGTAGCGGTGGCGATAGCGGCAATGCTTCGATCTCGGAGCTTAACGATTTATATCTGACTGATCCGGCTGCAGCTGATGCTTTGTTCGACAAGCTTGCTGCATCTGGAGCGCTTGGATAAACGCTAAACTATTCGGCTAGCCCGTCGTTACAGGGCACAGCGTTAAACGTGCGTCAGACTATTCGGTTGATCCCCGTCAAAGATTATTCGCTCGCCCGCGTGACCGGCAAACCTAAACCCTCAACATCATCAAATCTAAGGAATGCCAAATGGCTACGACTAGCTATGGGGTCAATGATCCCGAGTCCGTCAAGCTTTGGTCGCGCAAACTTGCACGTGAAGCGCTGAAAGCTACCTATTTTCAGAAATTCATGGGTAAATCGAGCGACAGCTTGGTTCAAATCCGCACTGATACCCAAAAAGGTCCAGGCGACCGGGTGCGGGCAATTCTTCGCATGCAGCTAAACGGCGATGGCGTCCAAGGCGATGCAACGCTGGAAGGCAACGAAGAAGATCTGACGACCTACACCGACGACATCATGATCAATCAGCTGCGTCATGCTGTTCGATCTGGTGGCAAGATGTCAGAACAGCGTATCCCGTTCTCTGTTCGGTCGGAAGCAATGGACGGTCTAAAAGACTGGTTCGCTGATCGCATGGATACGGCGTTCTTTAATCAGCTGTGCGGGTACACCGTCCAGACTGATACGAAGTTCACCGGCAACAATGCTGTTGTTGCGCCGTCTTCAACACGTCACGTGCGGGCAGACAACAACACGACCGATCAGGCGTTAACGACTTACGCTGACGACAAGCTGACTTTGGACCTTATCGACAAGCTGGTCGAAAATGCTGAAGAGGCATCGCCAGTGCTGCGGCCAATCATGATCGGCGGCGAAAAGCACTACGTTCTGTTCATGCATACGTATCAGGCAACTGACTTGCGGCTGAATTCGTCCACTGGTCAGTGGCAGGACATTCAGAAGGCTGCAATGACAGGCGGGAAGGTCAGCAAAAACCCGATCTTTACGGGCGCGCTCGGCATGTACAACAATGTTATTCTTCACAAGTCCACACGTGTCACCAAAGGCGTACATTCGACGTCTGGTGCTGCTGTTGATGATGTGCGGCGTGCGGTGCTGTGTGGGGCTCAAGCAATGGGTGCGGCTTACGGCCAAAACCATTCTCAAAACCAGTACAGTTGGAAAGAAGAGCTGTTTGACTACGACAATCAGCTTGGCGTCGCGGCAGGCTGCATCAGCGGCATGAAAAAGCACGTCTACAACAGTGTCGACTTCGGCACGATTGTTCTGTCCACCTATGCAACATCAACCCACGCTTAATAGCGAACAAGGAAAGGTTTTCTAATGAGCGGGCAACAGTATCATCAGAATATGGTGCACTTTCTCAAGAAAGAGATCACATTCGCGGACGCGGGCACAACGGTAACGGTTGGCACATTGCCAGCCAATAGCGTTGTGCTTCGCGGCGGCGTGGCTGTAACGGTGGCGTTCGACGGCGACACCACGAACACGCTCGATATCGGTACGGTCGCAGATCCAAACGGCTTCGCAACCGTCTTGGCTCTTGGCACTATCGGCAATATCGTTGCGGACGAGATGGCAACGTCAGACGATGCACTTGTGACAGTCGCAACGGCCGTAACGGCTGCAGTTGTTTCAACGGCTAGCGCAGCAGCTGGCACGGCCTATATTTGGGTCGAATACGTACCGTTGGGCAACTAGCATATGACCACGCTCACCACTCTCAAAGAACGCATCCAAGATGATTTGCGCGGCCGTAGCGACCTGACGGCTCAAATCGCGTCCGCAATCAGTGATGCAATTAAGCGTTGGGAAGGCGAGCGGTTTTGGTTCAACGAAAAACGGTTCCGGCTCGATACAGTAGCCGGAACCGAAGAATACTCGATCCCTTCAACCCTCACGAACACAGACGCAAGCGCATTATCAAATGGTGAGGATCTGATCGAAATCGATGACGTACTAATCCAAGACAACAACGAATTGTATCGACTGACAGAGCGGACCGACCAGTGGTTGAATGATTACCAAGCGCCGGCTAGTCAATACACGGGCACGCCATCCTTTTACGGGATCTATGCCAATAAGATGCGCATCGGGCCTGTTCCGGATGCGGTCTATGAAATCACAATTTCAGGCTTGGCCAGCCTTCCAACGCTATCGACTGGCACGGATACGAATGCTTGGATGGTTGAGGGTGAGGCGCTAATCCGACACCAGGCGCTAGCTGAGATATATCGAACCATCTTGCGTGACGCTGATGGCTTCCAACTGGCGCTAGGTGGTGTTCAGGACGCGGTGGCATACCTGAAGCGCAAATCATCCGGCAAGATTGGGACTGGCCGCATACGTGCATGGGGGTATGTATGAGCCGCAACGCCAACACAATCCCATTTGCGGAATGGGCGCCGGATCGATCGGAGCTGTCAGGCACTGCGCAAGAGGCCAAGGGCGTTATCAGTCAGAGCGGGCACTATGCGCCGTTGCAATCGCTGTCGGCCTACAAGGCCGCTACAGCCCTTCCCAATCGGTGCATCGGTGCTTATGGGTTCTGGTCAAGCCGTGGCAACGCCAACATTTTCATGGGCGATAGCGGCAACCTCTATCGGTTGGTAAATCGTGTTCCTACCATTATCAGTAAAACAGGTGGATACGCTGCAAGCGTACCGGACGGTTGGGAGATGGAGCAGTTCGGCGATTTTGTGATTGCGGTCAACGCAAACGCGAGCCCGCAGGTTTACGAGATGGGCGCGGCTTCGCTGTTTTCTGATCTTGGGGGCAGCCCGCCGCTTGCCAAAACAGTGTTCCGGGTTAGCAATCAATTGTGCCTCGCCAACAATCGCACGCTTTCAGTGAGTGGCTTCAACAACTCAACGCTGTGGGATTATGCGACGGCAACGCAGGGCGTACAGGTCGACGTTGATCAGCGCGGCGGCAACATTCAAACCGGCGTGGGTGGCGAGATTGGGCTGATATTCCAAGAGCGCGGCATCGTCCGCATGACCTATGTGGGGCCGCCAACCGTCTACGCCCTGGAAACCATCGAATGGAAGCACGGCGCAATCAGTCGCAAGGCGGTTTCTCAATACGGCCGGCAAACGTTTTTCGTGTCTGAAACCGGAATGTTTGTAACCGATGGACTGACTGTCACGCCGATTGGACATAACCGGGTTGATAAGTATTTTTCGGACAACCTCAACTATTCCGCACGCAGCCGGGTCACATCAGCAATCGATTTCGCGCGAAAACTATGGATCGTCGGATTCCCAACGGGCGGCAACGCGGACCCCACGGAATTACTGATTTATTCGATGTCAGATAACCGCTGGACGCATGACGACATTGCAACACAAATGCTGTTCGAAATGCCGATAGAGGGTATTTCGTTGGATGACACTGCCGGGATTACTACCCTTGAGGGCACGACTGATGTCGATCAAATCACAACCAGTGTTGACGATGCGCAATGGCGAGAATCCAGGGTACAAATCGGCGCAGTTGATAGCTCTCGGATTTTATCGACGTTTTCAGGCACCAACCGGGCGGCAACGATTGAAACAACGGATTTTGAGCCGGTGCCACTGAAGCAAACGTTAATTGATGAGATATGGCCAGAGATTGACAGCGTGCCGGCTAATGTTACGGCCAGCGTTAAGGCTGTGGACCGGCTCGCGGGCACGACAGCCACAACAACCGTTGCCATGAATGCGCTCGGGTTCGTGCCCGTGCGGCTATCTACTCGCTATCTTCGTGTCGGTATCGACGTTGCCTCAGCAAGCACCTGGACGGAGGCAACCGGCATCAAATGGCGCGGGTCTCCGGCTGGTGAACGATGAGCAGTGAAACAATTAGGCCGCCGGCCGGTGCTTCACCAGAAGCATTGCGCCAGTGGGGCTTGGCACTCGTTGGGCAGCTTGGCCGGATATTTGAGGGCAACACCTACGAACCGCAACGGCTTGTTGAAGACATCAAGACGACGCTTGGCACGATCACGAATTTCAGTGACCTCACGGACGAACAGAAGTTTGATCTTGGTTTAAGCGCATCGGTTGCTGACGGGCTAGAGGTGAGCGATGTGCTTGCGGAGCTTGAGCGGTGGACAGAAAGCGCTTCCAAGGCGGCAATATACAGCGCGCTGCGATCACATCAGAACGAGTCATCTATTATCGTCGAACAGACGACACGGGAAAGCTCCGGCGAATCATTTGCTCAGCAGATAACGACATTGACGGCTGATCTTGCGTCCACTGATGCAGCGGTTTCGACGGAAACCACGGCGCGCGTTACGGGGGATGAAGCGCTTGCCCAGGATGTGACAACAGTCAGTTCAACGGTTGCGGGCCACACAAGCAGCATCACGCAACACCAGGCGTCCATTGACGGCATTGAGGCCGAATGGGGCGTGACAATCAATGCGCAGGGGCAAGTGGTCGGCTTGATCCGGCTGGACGCAGACGCGCAAGAAAGCACGTTCACGGTTGTTGTCGATAAATTCCAGGTCGCCAAATTAGACGGCACAGGCATCGTCCCGATATTCCAGGTTGGCACTGTTGGCGGCCTGTCACGGGTAGCGCTCGCTGGTGATATGCTTGTTGATGGTGCAATTCTGGCGCAACACATCGCAGCTAATAGCGTCACAGCTGATGCGATTGCCGCGAACAGCGTTACTGCGGCCAAGGTGAACGTCGCCACATTGAGCGCAATAGCGGCCAACGTGGGAACGGTAACGGCAGGTCGAATACAGAGCGCTGATGGCTTGAGCTTTTGGGATTTGACCAGCAACGTGTTTCAGATAGGTTCATAATGGGCAAAGTGATGCGATATGAGGGCGGCAAAACTGCCGTCTACACGGATGCGAACCCGGCGGCACCATCAACAGCACCATTGACAAGCCCACTGACGAACTTGGGCGTGCTAAAATTTCATTCGGATCTGTTTTATCCAAAAATAGTAAGTTCACATTCGGGCTCTTTCACCATCCCATCGGTAGGACGGAACGGAACGAACAGCGGGCACCTTGTTACAATCGCTCACGGTTTGGGCGCTGCGCCGATCGCTCTCGGTGACATGACTGTATCATCCAACTTAAAGACTTACACATACAACTTAAACGGTACAGTGATTGTTCCCGATCAAAGCCCGGGCATCGTGTACGGCACGGGGCCAATAACGGCACAGGAAGAGCAAGTTGCCTACGCGCCGTGTTTCATCACAACGGCATCGGATGCCACAAATGTCTATATCGATTACGCGCAATATTCTGGATACAACACGGGCCGCAGACATGGCACCGCGCCTTATACCTATCCGAGTTCAACTATTGCTCAATCGGTTACCTACAATCTACACATTCTGGATCTTCTAAGCACGCAGACCACTGCGCCAGCGGGTGAAGTGGGCACGCCTGGAATGGAATTAACGGCAACTCGCATTACAATGGGGCAGCGCAAATTCGACACAGATCATAAGCACATTCGAAGCGTGACAAGCGCGACTGATAAGATGATATCAGGCGAGACTATCGTGATGGTAGGTGCACCAACAAATGCGAACGCATCGACGACAGCCCCAAGTTTTTACGGCTCAATGCAATTGCTGGCGCGCAATCTTTCAAACGACACCTACACCTATCAACCGGGCGGTGGGTCGTATGGCGCCGGCCATGCCTCCTATCCGTCGCCAACTGAAACGCCGGTACAGTTTCCGTAATGCCAATTACCATCACGTCCGACCGTATCCAGCTTAAGAATTCATCCGGAACGATCAAATTCGACACGAACGAAGATCTGTATCACGCAACGAATTTCGTTTATGGGAGCTTTAGTCTTAGTGCGGTGACCGCGTCGGCGACAAGCTTTGGACGCACGAATATAGATCAGACGAACACTCACACGCTCGCAACGGGGATTGACGCGAGCGCGACGCATGTACTCGGGCTCTACAAAGGGAATTGGTCGGTAACGAGTTCATTCGCGGGCACGTTGGCGCTGGCTAATGCCAGCTGGAAAAATGCCAACGCAACCGGCGTTGATATGATTTTTCGGCATCTGTGCCACCACAGCACGGCCAACCCCGGCCAGACGTCTGTATCGCCGCAAACCTTTCAGGGGTTTAGCCTCTACACGTTTTACATTTCGGGCACATCGTTGCTCTGCAAGGAGCGCATCGTACTGCAAAGCTACACCGCCTCAACTGGCTCAACCGCTTACACGATTACGCGCGGGGCTGGTACAATCGATTATCGGATCTATTGCGGGCTGTTCACGTGATGCAATGCCAGATTGTTGACCCGCGTTTGATTGATCACGTTTGGCCGAAAGTTGAGGCGTGGATTGAACGCGCGATTGCAAAGGGTGATCGGTGGTGGACGCTCAGCGGTATCAAAGAGCGCGTTTTATCAGATCCTAGTTCTGCGCTTTTCGTGATGATCGATGATGCTGGATTCTATGGCGTGTTTGTCGTCTGCGTCGAAACTAAACCAAACGGAGAGCGTGAGGCTATTGTGCCTGCATGTGGCGGCAAGAATATGAAAAGCTGGATTGGTGAGATTGGCGAAATAGAGAATTGGTCCCGATCGCAAGGGGCAAAGTTTGCATCAATTACAGGCCGAAAGGGTTGGCCGCGCGTACTGGCGTCAAGTGGATATAAG